TTGCGTCGAGGTTTCCTTCAGCGTGTGCATGGTCGCCGGCTGTCACCGTTAGCAACGCGAGTGCGAAGCCTGCGGCGAGAATCGTTGTTTGAGCGGCGCGAGAACGAAACATCATCTTGGAATCCGTCCCTTGGCCTACAGCCGATTATGCTTTGACCTAGGCCCCTCCGACCGAAAGGATAGCACACCTCTGCAAGGCCACAGACTGCTGCGCTGCGGGTTTTCGGTCCGGCCTATGACGGCTTCGGGTCCAAAACCGGTAGTCCTCTGGTCGAGCACAAGATTTCCGCTTCGTCCCCAAAACCTGACATCTGCGCGTTAATGAGTACGCGCCTTAACACCTCATCTCGCGTCGGGAGTGGCCCTCGGCTCCGACACTGGCGCCTCAAAATATTCCTGGGCAACTAGCGGCTCCGCATCGATCGCCGACGACTGCTTGCAACAACTACGAGGTAAAAAGCGCAGCCTCCGATCGTCCGGTCCATGCCGGCAGCATAAACAGGGAAGCAGTTGGATCACGCGAGTAGCCATGGCGGCTCCATAGAGTGACATAGCGCTTGCCCAGCCCCGTTACCCTATCAAAGCCTCAATATCGATGACAGGCTGCGCCCTCAACGGTGCCACCCCAATCGCCATCGCAAGCGCAACCATGCCGTCGATCCGACCTACCGAACGCTTCTTCGACGGCTTGCGATTACCGGCGTCGTCAATCGCAATCACCGTGTTAGCTGCGCACATCGAGAGCACCGGGTGATCGCCATGGGCGAGATGGCCCTCGAGCAACACCTGCTCGAGATCACGCAGCGCGGGCGACATCGATTGCATCCCTTGGCCGAATTCAACGAAGTGATCCTTGACGAACTGCTCGTTGAAGCCGGCCTTGAGCAACCACGGTAAGAAGTGCCGCATATTCCAGCGATCGAATCCGATCTTCGCAATGTTGTAGTGCCGGAATAGGCCACGCAAATGATCAGCGACATGCTCGTACGAAACAGTCCTGCCGGGCGTCGTCTGCAGATAACCTTGCGTCCGCCAGAGATCATACGGAAGCCGATCGGCTGTCGCCTTTTCGCTCAACCCCTCCGATGGCAACCAAAATGTCGGCTGCACATGCCACTTGCCATCGCGCCATCCGATTAAAACCAACGCGGTAAGGTCCGCGACCTCGGATAAATCGAGACCACCGTAGAGCATCAGACCCGCAAGCGAACCGACCGGCCCGCCGCAAGCTTTCCAAACCGCCGGTGAAACGAACATGTGCGTGGGTGGGTTCGACGCGCTGATTCAAAATCAAGTTGCGATATTCAGCTTCGCGCGCCGGCATGCGCTTGGCAGCCGCTGCCATAGCAAGAACTTCCTGCGTGTTCAGGAACGTGCCGAGTGCCGGATTAGCCAAGGCGATGATGGTTTCGTTGAACGGGTGGAGGTCAGCGGGCGCAGTATAGAGCTTAACTACCGTGTGCGGATCGTGTCCGGCCAACGCGTCATCGATCAACACCGAGAACAGGTCAGCATCGGTCGGTGCCTGCGTTGAGATGATGATCGAGAGCGGATTCTCCTGCGCGCCGGTCGCCGTCTCCAGCGCCTCATACAATGCAGAGCGCGGACCACGGACCTGACCCAGCTCGTCATGGATGACCAATTGGGGAGATAGTCCATACGCCGTCGTTGCGTCCGCCGAGAGCGCGCGATAGCGCGTGCCGAGCTCGGTGCAGATGAGCGATTTCGCGGTTTCCTGAATCGTCACGATCCGCGCCAGCGCCGGGTTTATGCGCACCATCTTCGCAGCCAAAGAGAAGATGATGCCCGCTTGATCGCGCGACTGCGCCGCGGAGAACAGCTGAGAATTCGGCTTACTCTTTGCAGGGGGCCCACACAAATGCGCGAGCAATAGGCACGCAGCCAGGGTCGTTTTTGCATTCTTGCGGCCCATGCTGATAATCGCACGACGGGTGCCGTGCGGGTTGTTGTAAATCAGACGAATCAAATCTTTCTGCCAATCGAACAGCTCGAGCCGCTTGCCGACGAGCCTGCCCTCGGGGATGAAGCAGACGGTCTCGATGAACTCGATGACGTCGGCCGCAGTGACCTTGTCGTCAGCCGGCTTCCGCTTGCGTCTAGGCACTGAACTTCGCCTTTATTTCCCACGGTCTGGAATCCGGAGCCTGCTCGAGCCGCGAACCGGCCGCACGCGGCACCACCCGCGAACGCGGCGTGGCCCGCAGCTGGCTCAGAAGATACGCAACGTTCTTGGCCACCACCCCATGCTGGGCAGCTAGAGCGCCGGCCTCCTCGCCATCGTCCTGCTGCTGAGCTCGCAACTGCCGCAGCCGAAGTTCCTGCCGTTCCGAGACCGCGGCCTGCGCCACCAGGCGACGAAGGATGACCTGGCCGGCAGTATCGAGCCAGTGGCCGGGCAGCGCGTCGACAACCTCACGCCAAATCCGCTGCTCCAGCTCGTCGAGATCCTCCGGCGGCTCCGGACGACCACGCCCAGGGAGCACAGGCACAACGCCAAGCGAAGCAGCGGATCTGCGCGGCATGTGGGGCACATTAGCACAGCCCGAAAATCATGCACGTTAGCGGTGCCCGGCCGCGCCGCTGGTCGGGAATTGCCGCCCTTTCGAATTTTTCCCACCCCCCTGGCCCCCGGTTTTCTTACCCAGGGGAAGGAATCCATGGGTCGCGCTTCACCGGCCTCCACGCCCGGGTTACCGATTGGCTGGATGGCGCGGATCGACGGGCCAGCCATCGACGCCGACAGCCGTGTCAAAGCCCCGCCGTTCGATGCTCTGCTTGCGGCCGGAGTGACAAGCAGTACAGAGCGACTGCAACGGTCCGAGAATGAACTTATTCGCATCGCCGTAATGCGGCTCGATGTGATCAGCGCACGTGGCCGGAACTATCTTGCCCGCGGCCAGGCACATCCGGCAGAGCGGTTCAAGCTTCAATTGCAGCTTGGCCCTTCGGCGCCAGTATTCGGTTCCATGTAGACGGCCCATCGGGTTCCTCCTGCTGCGCCTATGTAACACTTACCGAGTTAGTCATCCGGCTAACTCAGGAGCTACCGGCCGGGCCAAGGTGGGGTCAACGCATCGAAGCCCCCAACCCCAGCCCCGACCGAGCGGCCGTGTGCGTTTCCGGCCGCTATGGCTAGTGCAGCAACATCCCGGGACGTGCGCTGCGTTCGATGAGCGCCTCGTCGACGGCGGCGGCGTAGCATTGGCGATAATGCGCGACCGCGAGTTCGTGGAATTCGTGCTGCAAAGCCAGAAGCTCGTCGTCGAAGGACTGGGCCAGGGTGCGCAATTCCTTACGGCTCTGCTGCTTGGCGCGCATGAAGCCGAGAATGAGGCCACGCCGCAGTGGGCTCAATTGCCCCGTCTCATGGTTTTGGCGGCTCTTTGGCGTTAGGTGGGCCATCGCGCTTAACCCCCGACACGGGAGAACCTCGCAGCTCTAGCTCGATTAAGATATCGAATCAGCGCCGGCGCCCCTTCGAGCGTGCCCACACGCTCAATGCTTTTAGCACAAGCCCTTAGCCCGCGCACCAGGCCCTCGGCATCCTCAAAGTCGGGGTCGCCGCCAAACTCGCGCTCAATCCGATCGGCATAGACGCGCATTTCCGCCGCGCGCCTCAGAACGCACTCCGCGATCAGAGGGAGGAGGTCGACAACGTTAGACTCGTCCATGCCTTCATCTCAGCACCCGACAGCGACCCTGCGTGGCCACTAAAGTCTGCGGCTTGCACGTTGCGCAGGGAAAAGCCCTACCCTATACAACTATACAATAAGTAATATTATTTCGTGTTATCTCTCTTCCTCTATTGATATTGGTTTTAGTGTGCATTGTGCAAACCTCACTTTAAAAATTAAGCGCGTACAGAACGTTAACGCCCTTGCACACATCAATTGTCTGCGCAACACTGTGTTCGCATCGACGCTCACAAAAGCCCCAGAACCCCCTTGCGGGGCTGAATTTTGCAGTAGAACGGCCTTCACGCCTGGCACACACCTTGCACACGAAAGATCAATTCTGCTCTTGGGGGCGAACCGCCGCAGCAGTCTCTGGAGCTGCGACTAGTGCGTAATCTGTGTTGGCGGGTCGCACTCGCCGAGCGTGCGGATCTCGATGTATTTCGCCAATAGCGCGATACTGTGTTTCCGTAATTGCGTGTCGCTCTTTTCTGCGCAGCGCCAGCATACTCCGGTCAGTATGATCTGGTTGACCCGCGGGTCTTCGGTGTGGGTAACTACAAACGTGAGCGGCGGCTGCGCAGGGTCGCAAAAGGCATGCTCGCAGGTGAGACACTGCGGCGCCTTATCGGACCCCTTCCGGCATTTTGCCCGCCACTCGCCGAGTCCATCGAAGAACTTACCGGCGAGTGAATCTCCCGCCTGCTGTTTCTGCCACAACCGTTCTAGGTCGCGATCACGCCGCATGACGAAGCATTCCCAGATCACCTGTTCCTCTATTGGCATCTTATTCCCTTGTTTTACTCTGACGACGAATTGAGGCTCTGCGTGCGTATGAGATCGGCGAGCACGTCACGCTCGGCGTTGACAACCTGCGTCACCCGCTCCTCTGCCATATCAAGCCGCCTGATGATCAGCTCCGTATCGACTCCGCGCCAGCGTAACTGATCAGCATTCGTGCGGGCATAGATGATCTCTTGCCGCTTGCGGTATTTGATGCGGTTGTTCGGTTCGCTTCGCTCCCGCAGCCGGTACGCGTTCTTGGCGACGGTGTGCCGGGCCTTGTCCGACCAATCGCCGGTCTTGAAGTCACCGAAATAGGCGATCAACCTCTGCATCTGCGTCATCGTGAATAGCGGACATCCATCAAGTGCGTCTATTGCCGTCCCGTAGGCATCCTCAAGTCGTGTCTCGCCCATCCCGATCATTTTGAGCCGCCCGGCAAAGGGCGGCGGGTCGCCGTAGGGATCAAACACGTCGAGGGGCACTGCCGGCCGCATGAGCAGCGCTCGATGAAGCGCACCGATGTTTTCCGGCACCCCCATCCAGGCTCGGATATCGGCCCTCTCGATTAGCGTCATCTTGCTGCCGCAGGCGATGACGCAGAAACGCCGATTGGTGGGTGGCAGCTTCACTACGTCGCGATGGTTGGTTGCGATCATTATGGTTCTCGCCGAGCGCTGCGCGTAGGCGTGCTGTCCTTTCGCCTCGAAGCGGTGCCGCGCCGTTGGCGACGGCTCGATTGCATTCTTTAGCGCCTCGTAATTCAGCCGCCGCCGTGCCTGGTGATGCCCGTCCTCGTCGGCGGCTTCGTTGACGGTGGCGATGAGCGCATTGGCGAGCCGGTCGTTGAAGCGCGCTCCCGACGCGGTCCCGGTTATCTCGCCGAATGTGCATGGAACGACGTAGTCCTCGCCAAATAAGCGTTCGAGAATCTCGAACAGTGTTCCGCGGCCTGTTCCGAATTCCTCCGCCACCATGATGACTGCGATCATCGGCACCCACGGCTTGCGGGCCTTGTGGGCGAGGTAGTTCCACATCCACTCCCGCTCCGTGTCGTCCGGAATGAGCCGCGCGAAGAAAGCTTTGAAGGTCGCGATCTCACCCCCACTTGTCGGATGCGCCGGTGGCCAGTAGCGATTGTAGATGTGCAAGCCCTCTTCCTCGAACGTCGGCCGCGGCCGATCTGACCGGGTCTGAATCTTGTCGATGTGCACCCGCAGCGGGTGCTTCATCCAGTCATCAACGACGGATATCGTCCTGCTGCGCCCACCTCTTGGCCCCTCGACTGTAAGCGCATAGGGCAGCATGAAGCCACGCAGGCTTGCAATCGATCCTAGCTCGCCATCGACCAACGAAATGACGCCGCCCTTCCCCATGAAGGCGCTCTTGCAGAAGGCGTAGTTCACCAGCATCCACTCGAGAGCGGCGACGAAGCACGCTCTCTGCGCCGCCTCCACTGCGGCCGCCGAGGCCGTCAAAGCAAGCGCGGCGTAGTCAGGCAGCGGCGGCGGCGGCACGCTGTAGAGCGGGTTGCGCATCAGCGGGTGGTCGCTGAGCTTCGCCAGAAATTCCCGGTCGGCCCGGCTGATAGCTTCGCCATCGAAATCGTCAGGGCTCGTCTTGGAGGCATACTGTTCGCTCATTGAATGGGTTCCTTTCCCTCAACTGCTCCAGGAACGTGAACAGCTCGGACGGCGCCCGCTCGCGCCGATGCCAGGTTGTTTCCGTCATGGTGTCGTAGATGCCGAGGCCATGGCGGCCCCAGTTGATGAGATGCGAGTCGGTTCGCACCCGCGTTCGATCGTGAAAGCTGCCCGAGCAGCGCATCGTCGCCGCACCATTGCGCCGCGCGCGCATATGGCACTCCAGCTCGGCGACCGTCATCACGCCATGGTCGCGCGTCTCGATCTCGGTATCGGCGTCAAGCTCAAAGCAGCGCAATTCCGCCTCGCCCCGCCCGCCCTTGCTGACGGCGACGAGCCCTGCCGCCGCAGCGATCTCGTCGAACAAGTCGCAGGCCAGCGCATAGGCTGCTTTTGGCAGCGCCGGCAGGGCTGTTCGCGACGTCGTCGCCGGCGAGGCGCCGCCGGCGAACTGGTACACGTCCATAACCTCGCCTGCCTGGTTGCGCGCGTGCGGCCCGTCGACCGCGAACTGCCGCGTCCCGAGCGAGCCGAAGCATTCGACTTGATGCTTCGGTACGGCGGGGTCGTCGGGATCGTCGCCGCGATACCAGCGCCGCGACGCGAGCCGCCGGAACGGCTCGTCGACGCGCGCGATCCAAGCTTCCTTCGGCCCGCCGGCATGGCGTACGAGGCCATGCTCGAACAGCGCCGGGAAGTTCTTGCCGAGTGCATCCGCCAGGGCCGCGACGAGACCCGCGTCCGCGACATCGACATCGATCACCGCCAGATCGCCGTCGAGCCTCATGCCGGTCGATAGCAACGCGCTGCGATCCCACGACAGCACCTCGGCTTCATCGACGGTACGCTTCGGCCAGCCCTTCTCGATCGGCCGCTTGCAATCGGTCAGCAGCGGTTGAAAACCATTTGCCAGCATGGCCAGGCGGAAGGCGGTGCGCTCCTGTAACGGCTTTTTCATTTTGCTCATTCGCGGTTCACGATGACGTCGGCGTTGCCGCTCACTTTGCGCGCGGCGGCAAGCAACAGCTCGGTATCGCGTAGCTGCCGCTTCAGTGTGCGGGTTTGGCGCAGGTCATAAGCTGCGAATTCGTTGATCTTGTCCGACGCGATGCTGCTGTATCTTTGCGCATTGAGCATTTGCCAGTA